CCTGACACCAGACTGGTGCCCTTGGGCAGCCACCGCTTCCTTCAAAGCGTTGATAGCGCCGGTGTTCCACGCAGTATCGGCCGCTACGCCGATCTCAGCCATGCGTTGCACGCCACGCAGCTTCTCGAACTCCAGCGCCTTGTCCTGCATCGCGAGTTCGTGGCCTCGCTCACCTTTGCGGTCCAGCCACTTCAGCACCTCCGGCGCGAGCCGAAATGCGCCGCCCAGTAGCCCACCCAGGAGTGTCTCGATCATTGCCCACCTCCCATCAACTTCAACTTGATCGCAGCTCCCACGAGTAGCGTTGCGAGAATCGCCGTCGTTGCCACCTTGATCGTCGTCCGCCAGGCGGTTCGCCTCGCATCCCGCCACGCCTCGAGCAGATCGCGGAGTTCACGGATGTCGCGCGCGGCACTTCCGTTCTCCAGCCCCAGGCTTGCGAGACAGCGTTCGGCTCCACGCTCGGCCGCGCGATCGAGCAACTCATCAAAATCCTCGCGTCGCATCAGCAGCATGTTTTCAACGAGGGCGGGTGCCTGTTGTTCGGTTTCCATCATGTCGGTCTCCAAAAATGCAGAACCCGCCTCGAGGGCGGGTCCGCTGAGGGTGGGAAGGGTGAGCGGGTCAGAGCGCGAGGCCCGCGCTCCAGCCCGTGGGTTTGTAGGCCGAGAGCACGCTCTCGTCCTCGATAAAGCAGGTCCAGCCGATCTTGGGTGCGACGAACGTCCAGGCCCCTTCGATTCGAACGGCAATCTGCGAAGCTTTCCCGGCCCACGCTCCGGTGGGGCTCGATCCGACGATGTAGCGATCACCGTTGGCGGGTGACCCGGGTGGCGTGGCCACCGCTCGCGACTTGACGGATAACTGCAGCACCGCATCGAGCAGCTTCAGATTCGCGTCCATTCCGGTGTGCCACCCCGACTCGCGCACACTCCAGCCATAGTTCACGCCCAGATTTGGGCCCTGCAGTGCAGCCATTTCACGCTCCTTATCTCATTCGCCATACGTTGCCCCGTAGAACATGCCGTAACCCCGGCACTCGGGGATTTGAATTCGTTGCGCCTGCCAGCTGGTGTAGCCGTCTCGTACCGACTCCACCTCGACTGTGATCGCCTCGTTAGGGCGGCCAAGCGTGCTCTCGGCGATCTCGGTGGCAAGCGCGTACGTCCAGATCGCCCCTGTGATCCCCACCTCGGTGTGGCGCAGCGCCCCACTCTCCCCATAGATGCGGACCGTGTAAGCGGTGCCGGGCTCCGGGCCGATGCTCGTCTCGCTTTGGCTCACGAGGTACACGGTCTGCTGGAGGCGGTTCCGGTGCGCCCAACTCACGGTGAGCGCCCCCGTGATGTAGGTGACGCTGTAGTCCCACCCATTGACCCGCACGCGCCCGGGCGGATAGGGACGGATCTGACGCCTCGAAAAGGTGTAGCTGATCGCAGTGGCAGACGCCTCTGGCAAGACGCCCAGCCCGGTGGTCGGTAGCACCTTGGTCTGCACCGTCTCACCATTCAGGTACTGGGTGCTGTTGAAGAACTGAGCACCTTCCACAAAATAAATCCGCGCGCCGGCTGCGTGCGTGGTGGGGACGGTATCCAGTACACCCCGGTCGACGGTAATCGTGCCTGCCGCTCGATTCACCGACCGAATGGCGAGCAATTCGCTGCCAACCTGCGCGAAGGTATCGAGCGCCACCAGATCCAGATCCACCCCGTCCAATACGTCAAGTAGCGTCTGGGTCTGACCGATCGCATTCGCCAGCGCACAGGACGGCGCAAAGTCTCCCGTCCCGACCCTTGCGTAGGGCGCGGTTCCCTGCCGGGTAAGCACCGCATAGTTGATTACAGCGCCCGAGGGCCGCACTACGCCCACCGACAGGAATCCACCATCGGGATCGAGCTCACTCTGCGCGGTCGCCGACTCTCCCGTCAGCTCGCGCACGATCGTCCAGTAAGGAAGCTCACGCACCAGCGATGCGGTCGCTGCGACAGGCCCCTGCCGGGTATCGACCCAGCCGCTGGTGGCCGGCGTCAGATACACCGCATCGGGTAGCCCGAAGACGTCTTCGACACAGGTGATCCGTACTCGCCCATCGGCAAGCGTCCCATAGCTGATCTGCGCGACCCGCAGGATCAGCTGCTCGATCTGCAGTTCTGGCCAGGCGAACTTAAAGACGTCGCCAATGTTGAGACTCGCCGCCACGCGGTTCGCGATCAACGTCACCTTGGCAAGCGCAGACGATAACTGCCGCAGATCTCGCATGGCGAGGCGTGCCGCGAGCGCACCATTCGCCACGCCCTCGTAACTCACCTTCGCGTCTTTGATTTCCCCGAGTGAACGTTCGATTCCAGCGATGTCCTGCACCGAGATCGACACGCTCTTGTCGGTGGTACGGTCATGATAAGCAAGCGTCACCTGATTGATCAGTTCCTCGGGCAGGGTTCGCTCAAATGACTCCAGCCGGATGATGTTGCTGCGATTCAGTTCAAGGAGCGTCGTCGGTTCGTAGTCATCGCGCGTGAGCTTGAGCGTAAATAGCCCTGTGCGCGGGCTCACATAGATTGACCCATCAATGTGCTGCAGGATTCGTTCGATGAACGCTTCTATGTCCTGGCTCTGGTCCCATACCATCGAGAGCCCAAAGCTCTCGGCATAGAGGGTATCGGCGGCCGCGCGAAACGCGGTGTCATCGATATCGGAGGCGCTGTAGCCGCGGCCCCAGGTGCGGTCGGTGAGGCACTCATAGAGGATGTGTGCCGGGTTCATGTCACCGTTGATGGCCGCCTTATCGGAATACCACTGGGGTGACCCGTCTGAGCGCCGGATGATCCGGGTGAGCTCCGCGCTCCACGGCTTGATGTAGGGGTTCATCGCCGAGAGCTGCGGCTGGCGCAGGACAAGGGACACCACGCCCCGATAGGCAGGCACCGTCGGCCCCAGTTGCGACACCAGGTAATCGTTCTGGCCATCCGAGGCATTACCCATGACCAGGTCCACCGCGCCCACAACGCCGCCCTCGCGCTGATCCCCGCCAAAGAGTTCGGGCTCATCAATCGTGACCCGCCCGCTTGAGGTGAGATTCCCCGACCAGGCGGTACGCTCCCCCACCACGATCCGGTTGAGCGAGTCCACGGGCCCGTGGCAGAGCGTGAGGTGCATACCGGCGTAGTAGCGATAGCCAACCGTGACGCTTCCGCCGCCCTTACCCCCCGAACTCATCGGGCCCACTCCTCCACGTAGTCTGCGAGCCGAATCGCCATCGCATCACCCGTGGCGCGCAGCCACTCGGTGCTCAAACCACGCTTTCTAAAATCATCGAAGGTGACGCCCTCCCGCGGGAACCAGCGGCGCAGCCCGGCGTTGCAGTAGCCAAGCGCCTTCGCATCTCCGTGGGTTGCGATCACTTCTTCCCGCCCCCGCTGCTCTTGATGGGTGTGGTGCGCAGGTCCCCAAACCAGACGCAGTTCGGCTGCTTGATCATTCGTGTTCCAAAGAGCACGGGGATCGGACTGTCGGTGGCTGCAACCGGCGCCTCCAGTTCACCGAACTGCGGCGTCGTGGCCTTGGAGCGGGGCGCAAGCAGCGACGACAGCACCGTCGTCACCACCCAGACGATCACGTACTGCCACATACGACCTCCTCAGACGATCGCATCGCCCGCGAACGGGTTCTTTAATGGGATAAAGGGGAAGCCGCCGTAGTTGAGGCTGTTGCCGAACTTGGCTGCGCACGTTGCCAGCGTGTGGTCACAGCCGGGATAGGCATCAAGCGCATCGCCCACCTTGAGCCCCGGGATCGGCGCAGAGAGCGTCACTCCACCCCCGGAGCTTGCGGTGATCATCCGCTGGGCGCCGGCTGCCATCAGACGCCCGCCCACGAACCAGCCGGCGGGTTTCGGAAGAAAGGCTGCGGCGGTCACATCGAGGCCGGTAATGCTCAGCACCACGCCCACGGTCTTGTAGTCCAGGGCGTTGACCCCGCATCCACCGTGATAGAGCGGATGACGGCAATTGATCTGATAGTTGGCGCGTCGACCCGAGCGCTTTAAGGTCGTGAAGATCGGCTCGCATCGCATCTGTACTGTGATGCTTCCGAATACCACTGACACCACCCGACCCTTCCACCAGGTGATGAACTGGTTATCGGTATCGCTCAGGTGCCGCCGGAAGACGGTAAGCGACAGCACCCCGTCCGGTGGGGTCACAACGAGCGACTGCACCACGTCCAGATCAATGGTTGCTTCCAGGCTCAAGATTGCCCGGCCGAACTCCTGGGTCTGCTCGATTTCCGAGCGTCGGATCGGGGCTGGGGCATAGTTCTCCGCGCTATAGGTGATCGCATCGCGCGCCGAGGTGTAGCGCCAGACGCTGTCACCGAGTGCAAACCGATATAACTCGACCGGTGCGCCCGCGTGGGTGCTGGATTCAAGACTGTCGTAGGTCATCCGCTGACGCTCCGAAGTGCGAGACTCACCCGGCTCACCTGATCGGTCTCAAAGAAGATCTCCACGGCATCAGCCTCCAGCCGGGCGAGTTCCAGAAAGCAGACCAGCTTGAAGTCGGCCGGTACTGCGGCAATGCCGAGCGCCGAATCGATCCGCATGCGCTCGACGACGCCATCGACGTACTCAAAGGCAGTGATCTGCCGAAGCACCCAGGTCCCGTCGTGAAAGAGGAAGGCGACATCCTGGCGACCGGGCATGGGCTGGTAGTAGGTGGAAAACCCTCTCGCCTCGACCATGATGGCGGTGGTATCAAGCGCAAAGGGCTGAGCGATCTCGAGCCCCCGTTCCCAGGTCGGTACCCAGAACGGCACCTGGCGCCCCGCTCTGGTCGCGAGCCAGCCGCGCATCGCGGTAAGTTCAGCTCGACTGCGAAGCAGGTACTGGTGACGGCGCACGATGAAGGGGCGATTTGGCGCATCCACGACAGCAGGGGTTCCAGTCTCGACATCGAACACATCGAGCATCCGCTGGTACTCGACACTGATGTCTTCCACGCGGTTGGGCCGGAGCAGTAGCGTGTCGTAGCCCCGGTATTGGATGGGGGACGCTATGGCACTCACCGTTGAGGCCAGATCCTCGATATCGAAGCGAAACTTGGCGACCGAGATCGCGGCAGTCGGTCGGGTAACAGGCTGCTGCGCGGGCAACCGCCCCAGTCGTGCGGGAGCGATCCACGCACCGGCAGGCCAGGCGCCCGCGACGGGGCGTTTGAGCGTGATCGCGCTGGCGGTCAGGGACTGGATTTCCAGCGCTTCCGTTGCGCCCCCTGTGATACCCACCACGGCAAGACCGCCCGCGTGATAGTCGAGATCGACGGTACTGACTGGGATGACTGTGGCGCCAGGCGAGATCGCAGCAGCGAGCTTTGCCTTGTCGGTCCAGACCGGGACGGCATAGACGCGCGACTGCCAGACGTTCATCAGGAGGTCGAGTTGGCCGCCTAAGCCATAATCGAGGATGTCGAACTCGAAGAACCGTCGGGGATTAACGCGAAGCCGGATACGCTGCTCGCTACCGTCTCGCATCGTGAGCACGTCGGTGAGCCATTCCAGCCGCTCGGTGAAGCCGCTCTTCCAATCGGCAAGAACCCCCATCACGAGGACGCGACCGTAGCTGATCGCGATTGTCCGGGTGCCTCCCTGTGAGAAATACAGGGTCAGCAGTGTGTCGACGAAACTCGGACCGTCGAGAGTTGCGGTGACGTCGTAGAGGATTAACTCCAGACCGCGCAGCGAAGTCGGCGGCAGGAACTCGAGATCCAGCCCGTCGGTATCGCCATCCAACTGGAAGATCGTGACCGGATCGGGAAATGCGTTCCAGACCTCCACCGTTCGGGTGGTGGGCACCACAAGGTTTCCAAATTCGATCCGGGTGGGTTCAAGGTAAATGCGGTAGTAGTAGTCGTCCGAGAAGGCGCCACAGCGCACGCCGTCGCGCGTGATAAAGGGCTCAGGCGTGGGCTGGCCGCTGGTGAGCGTGCCGACCGAGACCGTAATCGGTGAGACAACGGTGCTCGGCGCGAAATAGCCCGGCCGGCCGTTGTCCCACAGAAGATTCATCCCAGTGGCGGCGGCACCTCCGAGGATCCCTGAGATGAAAACGCCTGCGACGGTCGCCATCTAGACCACCTTCCGGTAGGCGATTCCGTAGTCGTAGCTGATCGGCTCGGACAAGGTTGTGTAGGCCTTGTTCCAGAGCGGAAAGATCTTCCAGACGTCGGTGCCGAGCGTGAGTTCGTCGCCCGCGTTGAAGTTCGAGATGTTGAGAAAGCGAACGTCAGGAAACTCGCCCAGGAGCGTCCAGGTGTTCGCATAGGGGGTGCGGTTCACTCCCACCTGGCAGGGCATCATGGGCGCGAGTCCGTTGTAGCCCTGGGGCGAGCAGTGATACGCGAGATCATGCGCAAGCGTCACGAGCGATACCTGAGGGCCCCCCGTGATGTAGCCCGCGCGGTTATTGGTCGCGTTCACGTAGGTCGCGCAGCCGTAGGCATCCAGGTTGGCCGTGTCCCAGAAGCCGCTTGAGATGAGTCGCCAGCCCGCTGACCAGCCATCGATGTCGGCGCGGACATAGGTGCCGGGGTAGGCGTTGGAGGCGATCAGCGCGCGCGACGGACCCTGCCCGTTCGCACCAAACGGAACAATGTGCGTAGAGGTATTGAAGGCGAGCGGTGTGGTGTTGGCGGATTCCAGCGGACAGCCCGCTGTGAGGTACTGCCCACCCGTAAACGTGCCGTACTTGTTGATGAATCCAAAGGACAGATGTCGGAAGCGCCCCGTTGTTTCTTCGACCACCAGGTGCACGAAGTCCCCGTTTGAAAACAGGTGGTAGCCAAAGAGCGAGGTCGCCATCGGACCGATCAGGACGAATTTGCGGTTATTCGTCTGCAGGTTGGCCGCAACCCCAGAGGAGAAGCTGTCGCAGACCCAGGCCTCCAGGCATGCGTAGGTGCCCGTCACCCCGTTCTTAAAGAGCTTCTTGTTAAACGCAAAGAGCTGCCAGGAGACGCCGTTCTTGGTGAGCACTACCCGGTTGGTGACAAGGCTCGCCTCAGACTGGTTCTGATAGGCCGTAGAGTTACTGACTGACGAGACCATGGAGGTGGTGCTCGCGTGCGTCGCACCGCCGTTGCCAGGGACACTGGAGAAGGCGAGCGTCACGGTATCGGTTGCGCTCGCGGTCCAGCCGTTGACGACCGCAAAGTTGCGGATGGCCGTGAGGAGTGTGCTGATGGTGGCGGAGGCGCCGGTTGCGTAGGCCATGGTGATTAACTCAGCTGAATGGCTGCGAAGCGCCCGGTGCTGGTGGAGGTTGCGGCCTGTACGACCAGATGCGACTTGCCCCCGGCGGTGACCGTGTCCCCGGCTGCAACACCTATGCCCGGCACCGCATTCACCCCATGGAGTTCTCCCCAGACGCTGAACGCGCGGGTGCTGGTGCCGTCGTAGAGAATCGCAGGCAAGAGCGGGCTCGAGCCGTTTGGGAGTTGGGTGAGGTAGGCGAGGTCATAGCGACCGACGTTGGTCTTTCTGGCCTCGAGCGAGAGCGCCCATGGCCACGTACGGCCGGTGTAAGCGGAATCGAAGCGATTGGTGCCGACCCAGCCGCCACCCGGTTGCAGGACGGCCGCGCTAAAGCTTCCAGAGTCGCCATCGTTTCTCCAGAAGCCGCTATTGGCGATATCCAGATCAGTGCTCTGGTAGTTATCCCCGCGCGAGGTGTTTGCGCCGATGAAGAGCGGATAGGGGTATTGCGTAGGGGTGCCGTACGGCAGAAAAAATCCTGCATAGAGTGAGCCCCAGTACGCAGACGATTTGGCGACCACGATGAAGCGCCTGCCGTTAGCGACAAACCAGTAGCTGATCGAACTGTTGAAGATCGGCATCCGCGGAGTGATACCGATCGACCCGGCCCCGGACTGGAGGCTCCCCGGCTGGCCCTCGGGTGTTCCGATTGAAATCGCGCTCTGCCAGGACTGCGAACCCAGGACGCGCAGCGAATAGGAGCTGGTCGCGGATTCCGAGAATAGACAGATCTGCACATAGATCGCATCGCCAGCCGACGACCCCGGTCCGCGAAGTTCCACGAGATCGCGCTTAGCGTCCACCGTGAACGTGTCGCGACGCAGAAGCGTCCAGGCTTCACCGCCCGCGACCAGCGTCGTGTTGGAGGTGAGAAAGGTGATCAGCTTGTTGAAGAGGTCCGCAGCATTGGTTGCCGCACCGGAAGTCCAGGCCATGCTCAGCGTCCCAGAATGGTTCGAACCGACGAGGCGTTTCGCTGGATGAGGTTCATCACCGTGCGCTCGCCTGCGCTGCTATTGAGGTAGTCACTGGCCATTGCGGGATCAATCACATTCACAATCCGAATCGCCTGCTGTGGGGTGGCTGAGTTGGCTGCTGAATCGGGCACCGCGCCCCCCGCGGCAAAGGCAAGCTTTCCGGCCGACCACCGGGGTCCAACCGAAAGCCCGTTGATCGCATCCAGAAAGGACACGCCCAGGCGGCTCACGGCGCGTGCGTTGATCACGTACTCACCGTGCGACAGGCGCGCGGGTATCGAGTCACTGGTCGAGGTGCCGGGCCCCTGCACGTAGCCCCCGGATGCGAATCCGAAGAAGGATGAAATCCAGGCTCCAAGACCATCCGCCGCGCCGGGCGAACTGCCGCCCATCAGGCTTGCAAAGAGCCCTTCGGCGAGCTTCTGTGAGGCGATCCGGTTGATGGTCTGAAGGACGGAGCGGCCGAAGTCGGCAAACGCATCGCTTGCAGACTTGGCGCCGCTTCCAATGTCCTGAAAGAACTTGGCAAAGCCATCCTGCACCGCACCGTCGATGGCCACTGCGACATCGTCGACAGCGAGCTTGACCTGAGCGATCTCATTTCGCCAGGTCTGGATGCGTGCCGCCGCATCGGGGCCGACTGCGGTAGCGGCCGATTCCAGTTGCGGAAGCAACCCCTCGAGCGTCTGACCCGTCTCGCGATGGAGCGCGAGGATCTGCTTGCGAGCCTGGGATTCGGTCAGGAGCCCCGATTGGCGTTGCAGGTTGATCGACTCTTCGTTCGCGCGCATCCGGGCGAGCGCATCGTTGAACTTCTTCTCGTACTCGGCGAGGTCGGCCGAGGTGACCTTCACATCGATCAGCCGGTTGACGGTAGCAACGCCCTCGTTATCACCCTCGGCGCGGAGGCGCTCGGTGAGGCTCTGGTACTGGCGCTCAATCGCTGCGCGGCGGTCGGCGCTCGTAGCCGTGCCGGTGAGATCGAGCAGTTCATCTCGAACCTTGGCGAGTTCCTCCCGAAGATCGCGCTCAGCCTGCGCGGCTT